GAGGCGCGCGGCCGGCGGGTGCGGGTGCCGAGCAACTACGATCCGCAGACCCGTAGCTACAGCGGCACCTGGGACGGCTCGTTCAAGTCGGCCTGGACCAGCAACCCGGCCTGGCACTGGTACGACATCGTGTTGCACAAGCGCTTCGGCCTAGGTCGGCGGATCGACGCGAGCATGGTCGACAAGTGGTCGCTGTACCGCATCGCCCAGTACTGCGACCAGTCGGTGCCCGACGGCAAGGGCGGCCAGGAGCCGCGCTTCAGCTGCAACCTGTACCTGCAGAGTCGCGCCGAAGCCTGGACCGTGCTGCGCGACCTGGCAGCGATCTTCCGCGGCATGTCCTACTGGTCCGGCGCGGAAATGGTGGCGGTATCCGACATGCCGGAGGACGAGGCCTACACCTTCTCACCGTCGAACACCGTGCGTGGCGACGACGGCAGCCACTTCAACTACAGCAGCAGCCGCCAGCGCGATCGCCACACCCTGGCCCTGGTCAACTACGACAATCCGGGCAACGGTTACCAGAGCCAACCGGTAGCGGTGAACAATGACCGCGCGCAGCGCCGCTACGGCATCAGCCAGTTGGAGATCACCGCGATCGGCTGCACCTCCGAGGGCGAGGCGCAGCGGCGTGGCCAGTGGGCGCTGCTGACCGAGGAGCTGGAGCAGGACGCGGTGACCTTCCGCACCGGCATGGATGGCCGTGGGCTGGCGCCGGGGAAGATCATCGCCGTAGCCGACCCGGTCAAGTCCGGCAAGCAGATCGGCGGACGCCTGAGCGCGGTGGATGGCCGCGCGCTGACCCTCGACCGCGACGTCGAGGCCCGACCCGGCGATCGTCTGCTGGTCAACCTGCCGAACGGCAAGGCCGAGGCGCGCAGCGTCCAGTCGGTGGTCGGCCGCGTGCTGAGCGTGACCGCCGCCTATTCGGAGACGCCTCGGCCCCAGGGGCAGTGGGCGCTGCAGAGCAACAGCCTGACCACCCAGCGCTTCCGCATCATGAGCATCACCCGGCCGCAGGACAATCTTTTCGAGATCACCGCGCTGCAACACAACGCGAGCAAGTTCGACGCCATCGACAACGGTGCGCGCATCGAGCTGCCGCCGGTCACCAGCATTCCGACGGGCGTGCAGGCGCCGCCGCAGAACGTGCGGATCAAGGCTTTCACTAAGGTCGACCAGGGGTTGGCGGTGACCAGCCTGTCGGCCTCCTGGGATGCCGCGCCGAACGCGGTGGCCTACGAGGCCGAATGGCGCAAGGACTCGGGCAACTGGGTGCGGGTGCCGCGAACCTCGGCGCTCGGTTTCGACGTGCCGGGCATCTATGCCGGTCGCTATCTGGTGCGGGTACGCGCCTTGAACGTGATGGAGGTCGGTTCGGTCTACGCCAGCAGTGAGGAAACCGCTCTCGAGGGCAAGACCACGCCGCCGCCGGCGCTGGCCTACCTGCGCTGCGTGGCCGGCCCCTGGCGCATCGGCCTGGAGTGGGGGTTCCCGGCCAGCGGCGCGGCGGACACCGCCTACACCGAGATCCAGCAGTCCGCCACTCCCGGCGGCAGCGAGGAGACCGCACGGGCGCTGGGCCTGTTCGCCTACCCAGGCAATACCCACCTGGTATCGCCGATACCGGCCGGCGAACGGCTGGCGTTCCGCGGTCGCTTGATCGACCGTAGCGGCAACGTCGGCGCCTGGTCGAACTGGGTCACCGGCACCAGCTCCAGCGACGCCAGCGAATACAACCAGTTGATCACCCAGGAGTACGTCGAGTCGGCGCTGGGCCAGCAGTTCTTCTCCGATATCGAACGGATGCAGGTGGATATCGGGGGCTTGCAGAAGCAGGTCGGCGACCTCGCCGACATTCTGCTGTACGACCCGGCCAAGGTCTACGCGAAGAACGACATGGTGCGACAGGGGCAGCGGTTGTACCAGGCACTGAAGGCTGTGCCGGCGAAGACGGCGCCGCCGAACGCGGCCTACTGGTCCGATATCGGCCAGTCGCTGGAAACCGCCAACGGGCTGGCGCAGCAGGTGGCGAGCCATACCGCTGAAATCAGCGAACTCGACGGCAGCCTTACCGCCCAGGCATCGCGCCTTGGCGTACTGCAGGCGGCGACCCGTGACGACGCGGATGACGGCAATGGCGCCATGGCCGATGCCCTGCGCGGCTGGAAGACCGTTGCCCGGGCAGCCCAGGAGGAAACCGTACGGGCCACCGAAAACGAGGCCCAGGCCACTCGCACGACGCTACTGGAGGCGCGCACCGCCGATGCCGAAGGGCGTATCGCCACGGTGGAACGGGTCGCGACCAGCGATCGCCAGGCCACCGCGCAACGTCTGGACCAGCTCTCGGCCTCGATCGGTGGCACCGCAGCCAGCCTGCAGAGCGAACAGACCGCCCGCGCCAACGCCGACAGCGCCCTCGCACAGCGGATCGACACCGTGCAGGCGCGCACCGACACCAACAGCGCGGCGATCCAGACCACCTCCCAGGCGGTCACCTCGCTGGATGGCAACGTCAAGGCGATGTACAGCGTGAAGCTCCAGGCGCATGCCAACGGACAAAAGTATGCGGCGGGGTGGCAGCTGGGGTTCGACAGTGGGACCAGTGTGTCGACCATGGCGTTTCAGGCGGATCGGTTTATCTTTTTTGATAGTTTGAGTGGGGCTACGGTTGCACCTGTTCTGATCACTGGTGGACAGATTTACATAAACAGTGCATTAATTCGAAAGGCGAGTATAACTTCTGCGCATATCGAAGATGCCACTATTGAATCGACGAAAATAAAAGATGCGTCTATTACAGGGGTGAAGATTGCAGATGGAGAAATTACTGGAGCAAAAATAGGAGTGGCGCAAATTGATACCCTTCTTTTGAAGGGTAATGCTGTTACTTTGCCAAACTACTCTGAGACTAGCTCAAGGCGTTCTCTTGGAACTGTGGCTGTTGATGTTTTGTCGACGCATGTTATTGAGTATAAATACCCTGCGTCTGTGTCTGTTGTAGTTAATCTTTCAGCGAAAGGGGTTGTGGCAGGTGATTATATACCTGTGGTCTATGTGGAGCTATGGCTTAAAAAGGTTGGCGCCGAGCCACATAAGATTGCATCTAGGACGATATTACAGACCTTCTCAACTCAGGAGAACTCTGGGTCGATTGTGGTTGGAACTGCAGTGGATGCTGGGAGCTATACATTTATATTGAAGGCGTATAGGTATGTATATGCTGCAGATATGACATTTGCAAGCATTCAAACGACAGGGATTTTAAGATGAGAAAATTTGTCGAATATGATGGTTTTGGTGAAATTGTTGCTGTTCATCTGGTTTCGGGGGATGGAGAGTTTGTTTCCTCTTTGGGGTATGAGTTTCTGGAGGTGGATGTTCTCCTTGATATAAGTGATTGTTTGGTTCGGGGAGGGTCTATTGTTGCGCGGGAGAAGTGTATTGATAGAGTGGGGATTGGCTTTTCCTAGTTTACAGATTTTTAACTTTTAATATATGATTTTTGATGGTTCTGTATTTTGGAGGTTGTGTGTCTTGGTATTCCTTAGGAACTGTTTCTGTAGCTTTCAATTCCGAAGTGGTGTCGGGAAAAAGCACTGATTTTGTTTCCAATGTACGAACCGGCGATGCGTTCCGCGGCCCTGACGGCCGGTGGTACGAAATCACCAATGTGACCAGTGCAACGGTTATTTCTATCAAACCCAATTATCAGGGCGCGACCGCTAGCGGCCAAGTTTATGCGGTTGTCCCAATACATGGTTATTCAAAAAACTTGGCAGACCAATTCCGCGACATCAACAACCAGTGGGGAGCCACCCTGGCAGGGATCAAACCCTGGGCGGTGTCCTCGACGGGCCAGCAGGCGCAGGCCGACATGGGAATCTCGGCTGTTGGTCGGGCCCTGAACAATGCTTCGACGCCGGCCAACGCCTTGAGTTACCTGGGGGGCGTCGCGCCCAATCAGATGGGCTGGGCTGGCAACGCGATGAATACGGCGGACCTCGATTCGCTGACCGTCTCGGGGCTATACGCTCATGGCACGGCGGTGCCTTCGCCGGTGAACAATGCCCAGGGCTATGTCTTGCATATGCAGCACGGCAACCCGGACTTCGCCGTCCAGCAGTGGTACCAGTTGAATTCCGCCACTGGCCAGTACATGCGGATCAAGGCCGGGGGTAACTGGTCGCGCTGGGTGTTGCAGTACAGCCAGTTCAACCTTGTCGGACTGGCGAGCTTCGATGCATCGAACAATCCATCCGGCGCCATCATCCAGCGCGGCGGGACTGTCGGTTTCAACGAGTATGTACGCTACGCCGACGGAACCCAGATCTGCTGGGGCAACACCACTACCAATGTGGGAGCCACCATGGCCTATCAGCCGGCTGGTACGTTGTCGTTCTATATCACTCCGGTTGCTTACTCGTGGGGGTTCCCGGTCTCGTTCTCCCGGCCTCCGTCTGTCATGGTCAACCCGATGAGAGCAGCAGGAAACAACGCTTCCCGTCCCTGGGGTTCGACGATGTCGGTCACCGAAACGCTGTTTTCCTGGTACGGCTATGACACCGCCAGCGTGGCCAGCGGGATGGCCGCCAGCTATGTCGCCATGGGGAGGTGGAATTGATGAAGCTGTTGTTGAAACCTTTGTTGCAGCAGGGCATCACACCTGACAGGGAACGTCTCAGCGATGTCCAGGTGCGAGGGTCGGTGTTTATCCTGGATGGCGTCGAATACGATTTCGGAAGAATGCAGCCTGGGGGGTACCTGCCTCCGGAGGCATACCATGGTACGCCATTCATTGATATTCGCTTCGTGGACGGCGACCGCCTGTACCTGCACTACATCCACCAGGTGACCTCTGAAGTGATGATGCAGTTTCCCAGGGAGGTCGAGTCAATTCCGGTCGACCAGGATGGAAAAGTCGAGGTAGCGTTCAGCTATGAACATCCAATGGGATAAGTACGTCAGCCCTGCAAAGGCCGCGGCAGAAGTGCGCGATCAGGCCTTGGTCAGTGCTCAGGCCAAGCGACTTCTGGCCTATCGGGAAGAAAGCGATCCGCTCAAGACCGAAGCCGAGTTCGATGCGATCAAGGTCGGCGTCGAGCCGGACTATGGCGCCTGGATCGCCAAGGTGGAAGAGATCAAGTCACGATACCCGATGCCTGAATAGCCGAACTCCAGGCTCGCCTGGGCGTCAGCCCTGTGGTCCCGAACTAACCCTATCAAGCCCGCCGACTGCGGGTTTTTCATTATCTGGAGAACGTCATGCCTTGGTATTCCACAGGCACGGTTTCCGTCGTCCTCAATTCGGACACGGTGACCGGCAGCGGCACCGCCTTCAGCGCCAATGCGCGCGCCGGCGATGCCTTCAGGGGGCCGGATGGCCGCTGGTACGAGATCGGCAACGTCACCAGCGCCACCGTGTTGACCATCAAGCCCGCATATCAAGGAGCTACCGCCAACGGCCAGGCATATTCGATCACCCCGGTGCAGGGATATTCGAAAGCGCTGGCGGATCAGCTTCGCGATCTCAACAATCAGTGGGGAAGCACCCTGGCAGCGGTCAAACCGTGGGCTACTGCGGCGACCGGCCCCGCCGCCCTGGATGACATGGGCTTCGGCGTAACGGGCAAGGCCCTGGCCGTCAGCGCCACGCCAGTTGCAGCCAGATCCGCTTTGGGGGTGCCTGCCGTGGGTGACTATGGAATCGGCCTGACGGCGGGAAGCTCCAATACCTTGAGCGATGCCAATGTGGTCATTCCCAACGGTATTTACCGTGTAGCATCGACTACCGCAGGGACCATGCTCGGCTCCTATATCGGACAGATGCTCCATGCCGAGCAACAGGGTGGATATGGCGTGCAGTTGGTCATGGCGGCGCAGACCCCCCCGCAGATGCGTATGCGTGTAAAGAATGCGGGAGCCTGGCAAGCGCCTGTGGACATCTTGACCAGTAATGACGCGGCGAATATGCCGTTGGTTAACCTGATGCCCGATTCTGGACGCTATGCCGGGACGGTCAATCCACTGGCGATTACTCTCGCGCAGCCGTGGGCGAATAGCACATTCAGTTCGGGGTGGAACGGAGCATCTTTCATGGATGGAGGAAAGTTCACCCATGACAACAGCAGCAATGGAGGTGGTGGTGCTGAACTGAATGCTCGGATCCAGAGTTTGCTGCAGACGATGGGGCGCAGTGCAGGAGGGGCGCGCTATGGTGTCGAGTTCCATGTCGCTGTGATGACGGCGGGAATTGGACGGGCGAATGAGTCCGTTGGGCTGGATGGCGGAAGTCGCTTCCTGGCGATGACCAACAACAGCAGAGCACTATTCTGCAGCAATCAATGGGCTACGGTGGTCATGTGGGTTCGGGTTGAAAGTGGCTCCATGCATATCGCGACGCCGGCACAGACCACGGTGGCTGTTTGGATCAATGGCGCCGCAAAGTCCCCGGGTCATGTCTTGACACCAGCCGAAGGCTGGGTTCACGTCCGGGTGGCGACACGGGCCTGGGGTGGCTACGATAACGCGTTCCCCTATTTCCACACCGTACCGGGATCCGCAGTGGCTATGGCTTGTCCGGCCTGGTTCGGCGGGCTAGCGGATGTCGGCATCCATACAGCTCCTATCGCCACGATCAATGGAGCCAGCGCAGCATGATGAAACGAATCCTTCTCGATGGCGAACTATTTGCCGAAAACTCGTTATCAACCCTCGCCGAAGTAGCGATCTTGGCCGATATCGATGTATCGCGCCTGTCCTTCCACCCTGACGACCTTTTCGCCGAAGCTAATAAAAAACGCCAGGACGCCTACCGCCTGGAAAGCGATCCGCTACGTTTGGAGGCGGAATACGATGCCCTCAAGGCCGGCAGCGAGCCGGACTACCGAGCCTGGGTGGCAAAGATCGACGAGATCAAGGCGCGATATCCGTTGCCTTGA